AGTATTTGCCGGGTAGGCACTTTTTGGTCGGTTGCAAGCAGTGCGTGTGGTGTCGTCTTTCGAGGTCTCGAGAGGTGGCGATGAGGATTATGCACGAGATGAGGTACCACCCCGAATCTTGGTTTTTTACGTTGACTTATGATGATGAACATCTTCCTCAGAGTTGTTGTGGCCCCACTCTTGAACGGGATCGTATTACCCGTTTACGAAAGGATGTTGACCAAGACTCAACGCGAGGTTTTTTCGAGAAGTTTAAATTCTTCGCTGTGGGTGAGTATGGCGATACTAATCGTCGTCCCCACTATCATGGTGTCGCTTTCGTTGATTATCCTTGGCAAGTGATCGAGGTTGAGCCCTCCAGAAACGGGACTCGTCAATTTGTTTGTGCTGAATTCACCCGTCTTTGGCCAGAAGGTCGTCATCGGATCTCGAAGTTGAATTTCGAGCTCGCGGCGTATGCCGCCAGGTACGCGCTTAAGAAGCAGACGGGTTCCGCCTCGAGGCGCTACGGGGGTCGTACTCCCGAGTTCAGTTCGTGGTGTCACGGGATGGGCCAGGAGTACTTTAATGAGTTCCGCGGTGACGTGTATCCAGCGGATGAGTGCATTATCACTCGCGCCGACGGGAAACGCGTTCCGATGCTCCCTCCAGCTCTCTACGATCGTTGGCTTGAGAAAATAGATCCTGAGATGTTGCAGAAAGTTCGTGACAAACGGCTCGAGCTCAGGGAGACCTACACTGAGGCCGAGTGGTTCGGCCTCGAAAACAAGCAGAAGTACAATGCCGACGTCGGTAAGACGTTACAGCGTAGAGTTGCGCGAAAGGACTTGTAATGCCCAAGATTTATTGTGTTCGTGATCGGAAGGCTCAGATGTTTCATAAGCCGTTTTACGAGCGTGATCACGTGATGGCGATTCGCGGTTTTGAAGACGCCTGCAAGGACGACAAGTCGCCTTTTTTCAAGTGGCCAGGCGATTTCGAGCTTCTTTATCTCGGCGACTTTGAAGAGAGCACGGGGAAGTTTAAGCTCCTCGATCTCCCGACGGTCATGGCCGATCCAGTTCAGTTTTTGGGCAGCGATCCGGTGAAGATGAGGCCGGCTGCTCGATAACCGTCGTCGACCTGATCGTCGACGGAAACCACGGAAGGGGCCGGGGGTAATTCCCCGGCCCCTTTTTTTTTGAGGAGAAAGTAGATGAAACGCACGAGTACGATTTCTACCAATGAACGTATGGCTCACACGGAAGCCCCGCGCGTCCCGCGTTCAATGTTCGATCTTTCACACAACTATTCGACCACGATGTCCAAGGACCACGTTTTTCCGATTCTTCACGAGGAGGTTCTCCCTGGAGATACTTTCAATATCGGGATCTCTTGGGTCTCTCGTCTTCTCACTCCGCTTACACCTTTGATGGACAATGTTTTCGTCGAGGTTCATGCCTTTTTCGTTCCAAATCGTTTGATCTGGGACAACTGGGAGAAATTCATGCATGCGGACTACGATCCGGATGCGCCGGTTGAGTATCTTCTTCCCGTCGTGGATCATTCCGTTCTCACGGACGTCGAGACGACTTATCCGTATCTGAAGTACTGGCCCGATCTTCCTTTCGTCGATGCCACGAGCACCTCGAATACGGATAACCCGGTTAACGCACTTCCCTTTCGGGGCCCCCCTCTTATTTTCAACGAGTGGTTCCGCGATCAGGATCTCCAGGCGAAGCTTCCCGTGATCAAGGGTGATGGTCCGGATACGGGTGCCTCAGGTCAAAACATGGAGATTTACAAGACGACTCCGTCTTTTTGGCGCTCCAAGCGGAAAGACTATTTCACGACGGCCAGGCCTTGGCCTCAGAAGGGTCCCGACGTTTTAATGCCGATCGGTGATTTGGCTCCCGTGGTCGGTATCGGCAAGATAGATCGCCTGTACGACCAGGCGGACAAGGTGGTCTATGAGACGGAAAGTGGCAACACGACGACGACTTACCCTTTCTCTTCCCAGGTGGCTACCGACACTGGCTGGTACATCGAGGGGACAGCTGCTTCGACTACAGGTAATCCGAAGATCTACTCTGATCTTTTCAACGCCACGGCTGCGACCATGTCTCAATTCCGAGAGGCCGCGACCGTTCAACAGATGTACGAAAAGGATGCTCGAGGTGGAACTCGCTATACTGAACTTCTTGTCAACCATTTCGGCGTTTACGCTGAAGATTTTAGATTACAGCGTCCAGAGTATATTGGGATGGCTCGTGCCCGTCTCGGTTATCAGAGTGTCGCTCAGACTTCGGAAGCAGGTACTACTCCGCAGGCAAATCTCACTGCGACGGCTGCATCGATTACCACCAACAATCGGATTGTGAAGTCGTTTTCGGAGCACGGGCAATTCTATCTTTTTGCGTCCGTTGTTCACGATCAGACCTATCAGCAGGGTCTTCCTCGTAAGTATCGCAGGCGTACACGGAACGATTTCTACTTCCCGACCCTGGCGAATCTTTCGGAGCAGGCGATTCTGGCGTCGGAAATTCTCTATCTCGGTGATGGTGGTGCGAGTGATGACGACGCGTTCGGTTACATCGGTCGTTGGGATGAGTATCGTTGGAAGGAGTCTCGTGTTGGTGGGAACATGCGGTCTAACGTACCTACTACGCTCGACTCTTGGCATTTGGCTTATGATTTTGGCCCTGTGCCTGCTCTTAATGACGCGTTCATTCGTCAGGATATGCCTCTTGAGCGGACGATCGCGGTAGATTCTGAGGACGAAATGCTTCTTAATTTTCATTTCGATTTTAAGGCGACCAGGCCGCTCCCTGTTCGGAGCACTCCGGGTCTTTGGAGGATCTGATGGGTTACGGTGACAGTGGATCCATGTTGCAGGCTGCGGCTTCTATTTTTTCCAATCAGCAGAACATCAATTCAGCTGAGGAGATCAACGAGTCGGCGGCTTTCATGATGCGCGATAACCGCAATTGGAGTGAACGCATGGCCAATACGGCTCATCAACGTGAGGTGGCTGATCTCAAGGCAGCAGGTCTGAATCCGGTGTTATCGGCTACAGGTGGTCAGGGAGCTGGCACTCCGAGCTCCGCCGCGGCTTCTCTTGATACGCCGAAGTCGATGGACATGGGAGGTGTTGTTGAGCGGGCTCTCTCGAGTGGGTATCAGCGCGAGCTCCTGGGCGCTCAGGTGAAGAAGGAGACCGCGAATGCAGTCTCCGCTGGTGCAGAGGCAGCTCAGGCTGCCGAGAAAGCAAGAGAGGTGGTGAAAGGTCAGAAGGCTAAAAATAGCTTTATTCGTACGCAGGAGATGATCGCGAAGTCTTTGGCTCCAGAGCGGAAAGAGAGTCTGAAAAGTGGTAGTGAAGCTGGAGGTGTTTGGAAAGCCGGTCGGTCGATCCTTAATCGGATCGGTCTTTCTTCGGCTTATGAAGCGGCTACGAGTGGTCAATGGGGAGCTGATCTTTACGACAAGCTCCATGGAGAAGGAGAGTAAGATGGATCCGTTGAAAGGTGAGCCTGTGAAAGGTCCGTTGAATCTGCGTTCTGTCGCCGGCGGACGTCGCCAGCATCGCGCGTGTGGAAAGGAGTTTGGTGCAGCGAAGCAGGAATTCCGTGACGAAGCGGATATTAATCGGATTCTTTCCAGGTATAGGGCGGCCGGTATTTCTCCGGAGCAGATCGATCGTCGTGGTTTCGCTTTCGGTGACGATACGGGTTACAAGACCTACGCCGAGGCTCATGAGGCTCTCGAGGTGGCCAAGGAGCATTTCCTGAAGTTGCCTCCCGAGATCCGCCTCGAGCTCGGGAACGACCCAGGTCGGTACGCCGAGCTCGCGAGCGAAGACGGTGTCAGGAAGGTACTCGAGCGGATCGGAAAGAAGGAGCGTCGTCGGATCCAGGACGCCATGGCCCTGGTCAGAGCTCAGACTCCCCCCACCCCCCAACCAGCTGGGGCAGGCTCGGCTTCGCCGGCCGCACCAGGTGGTGTGCCCCCGCAGGGGGCTCAGGGATAGTTACGTAAGCGGGTGGGTCGACGGAGTCGATTCCCACGAACAAAGGAAAGGCCCGGGTGATCACCCGGGCCTTTTTTGTTACTTCTTACCGAGGACGTTCAGGATTGCTTCGATCTGGTTGATCATATCGTCCATGTTTTTGACGGCTGGTTCGCCGTTCATTCCTTGGAGCTTCACCTCGAGCTCCAGATATTTGATCGCCGCCCATTTTGCGATTCGGCGCTGTGCGTTGATAATTTCGGCCTGAGTCTTGGGCTCTTTGTAGTTCTTCTCTTCGTTCATAGGTCCTCCTAAGGTCCCCGCCGGAATTGGCGTGGGTTCACGTAAAGCCGAGTGGCGCCAGCCCGTAGGGCGTAGCGTTAACGACCGAAGCTTGCGGTAGGGAGTGAAGCGTCAGGCGCGAATAGCGAGGCGGTGGACCCACGCCAATTCAGGCGGCGACTGTTGGACCAAGAACGTGATTGAGAACGTAAAAGGCCTCAGGACTCCGGCCGTATTTTTAACGCGCCGCTAATCTTGAATGTGCGTTCCTTATCTGGAGCTCGAGGTTGAGTCTCCAGGATTGGCGAATCGCCGACATCGGAGATTTAATCAACCAGATTGTGCATTGTGTCGAGTGGTCAGAAGTGACTATTTTGGTCGGGTGAAACCCGGCCTTGGACAGTTACCCCCTTGTAGTAACTGTCCCAGCTTTCCTCAAAGGGGAAAGCTGTTAAGCTGGTCGCCAAGGAGACCAGCTATGAAACATAGAAAAAGGCTCAGTTATGGACGGGCAAAGCGTGTGTTCCGCCGGGGGGCAAGGACCCACTGGCTGAACGTACGGGTGAAGCCGTCTCGAGGTGGGATCCGTCTCTAAAAACGAAGAACCCCCCAGGGAGTAGTGGCCCTGGGGGGTTTGAATCGTAGGAGGATCTGTGAAGGTGCACTGTACAAGTCCCAATGTATTAGAACGTCGTGTCACGGGCAATAAATTTATTTGCGGTTTTAAGAATTTTCAGAAACGCCGCTTGAAGTATTTGCCGGGTAGGCACTTTTTGGTCGGTTGCAAGCAGTGCGTGTGGTGTCGTCTTTCGAGGTCTCGAGAGGTGGCGATGAGGATTATGCACGAGATGAGGTACCACCCCGAATCTTG